GGCAGTGGTTCGCTGGCCTGTGCTTGTCACCTTGAAAAGTTTGAATTTTTAGCAATTGAAAAAGACGAAGATTATTATAAATCAAGCTGCGAACGGCTCGAAACTTTACGGAGTCAGGGGGTTTTATTTTGAAACTTGAACCTCGATATTACCAGCAAGAAGCAGTAGACGCAATCTTTGATTATTATCAGTCAGAGGATGCTGGGCACTCACTTGTATGCCTGCCAACGGCCACGGGAAAGTCATTAGTTCAATCAATGATCGCGGAGAAAATATTAAAAGAGTTCCCAGATTGTCGTATTCTGTTTGTCACACATCAGCCGGAATTATTAAAACAGAATTATAATGAACTTATAGATAATCTCGGACTTATAGATGCCGGGATATATTCCGCAAAATTCAAAAGCAGAGACGAGCATAACAGAATTATTTTTGCGACAATTCAGTCCATCCACAAAAAGGCTTTAAATCTCGGTTGTTTTAACCTGGTTATAGTAGACGAGGCTCATTTAATTTCACCTGAACAGGAAACAATGTACAGAAGATATTTTAAAGACCTTTTTGAAATTGCACCTTACTGTAAAATAATCGGACTTACCGCTACACCTTATCGGATGAAACAAGGGTTACTCACTGAAGGAGAAAAGGCCCTGTTTGATGAAATCATTTATGATTATCCACTTGCAACGGCGATAAAAGAAGGGTATGTATGCAAACCTGTCGGCAAGTCTTCAGTTCATAAGCCTGACACATCGGGGCTGCATAAGCGCGCTGGGGAATATATTGATTCAGAAATGGGAAAGATTTTTGACAATCAGGAAATTATTACCGCTGCATGTGATGAAATTATCGAACTCACACAAGAGCGAAAACATATCCTTATTTTCTGCGTGAGTATTCTTCATGCGGAACATGTGGCGAAGGAATTAACTGCACTGGGTATGTCATGTGAGTCCATGCACTCGAAATTACCAGATTCAGAACGTGACAGAATTACAAAGGATTTTAAATCCGGGAAGCTCCGGGCCGTTACAAACGTTGATTGCTGGACTACCGGATTCAATTACAAAGAAATTGACTGCATCGTTTTAATGAGGCTTACGGCTTCAGTCGGTTTATTATATCAGATGTGTGGGAGGGGATTCAGGATATTCCCCGGAAAAGAAGATTTCCTTATCCTTGATTACGCAGGGAATTTTCTCCTACATGGCCCTCTTGATAAAATAGAAGTTAAGACAAAAGGCACCGCAAAGGATCGCGGAGTTCATACCGCTCCGATGAAAGAATGCCCACAATGCAAGCAACCTGTATTTTTATCATGCATGACATGCGAACATTGCGGATACAAATGGCCGGTCACCGTGAACCACGGTGATATGGCCGGAGACGCTGAACCGATTTCAAAGTATCAGCCTCCAGTTGAATATAATCTCGAACCTTACGACACAAATTATTATGTGCATGAAAAGAACGGTCAACTGTCCATGCGGGTGACATACACTACAGGGTTATTAAATTCAATCTCTGAATGGGTATGCATAGAACATGGGGGATTTGCAGAACGTCACGCGCGAAAATGGCTGAAAGAAGCGCTGCCTGCCGGTTATCCAATACCGGATACTGTGGAAGAGTGTATGGAATTAGTTGACGTATTTAAAAAACCGTGTACTATATTCGTAGATTATAATCAAAGGTTCCCCCGGATTATTTCAAGAATATATCCGGAGAGCGAAGAACCGGAAGAAATAGAATCTCCGGTTGTAAATAAAAGTTTTATAAGGTGAGAATATGAAAAAAATTAAAACAGAAATTTATTCCAGGATTTCCGGATATTACAGGCCAGTGCAGCAATTCAATAAAGGCAAGCAGGAAGAATTTTCAGAGCGCAGGAAAATAAAAGTTCCGGAGGTTATCATAAATGAAGTATCAAACAAAAACATTCAGGTGTAAGAAATGCGGGATTGAATATGTAATAGAGACTGACGGGGAGGCAAAAGACTTCGGATATTGTTCAGAATGCCAAAAACAAAAGGAGAGTGAAAAGGATGAATAAAATACAAAATTTATTTTTAATATCTGCAATTCTTTTAATAGGATTTGCTCTTTATCTTAACGGTCAAGAAAGGAAAAAACTTTTTAAAGAAATAAAAGAAATGCGCGGCACTCTTGAATACATAGATAAGCGCATGGACACTCTGGAATTTTTCAAGAGTCCAGAAAAATGACAATAAAAACTTTTGTCGTTGATGATTATGTAATGGTGGGGAATAAAAAATTCTCACTCAATCTCAATGTATATCGTAACGCACATTTTCAGGTATTGAATAAGGCAAAAATAATATTCAAGAATAAATTACTTGCAGAGTATCCGGAGATATATGAGATAAAAGCGAATCAGGTAGAAATCGGATATTATATTGAGCGTTGCGACAACCGTAAATTTGATACAATGAATATAATTTCAATCGTGGATAAATTCTTTCTCGATGCTCTTGTTGAATCCGGCTGTATTCCAGATGATAATTTTAAATATGTCACCTATAAAGCTCCGTCCGTATCTTCAAAAATAGAAAAAATGCCGAATAAAAAAATTCATATTTTTTGCACTTTTTTTTAAAAAAATTATTTTTATTATTGACAATCGCTTCGGGTTTTGTTATTGTATATTTATCAAAACGAAAAAAGGAAGGCGATAAAAATGAGTTACGTTAAATTTTATAAAGATGAAATCGAAGCTAAAAGAGCCATGAAGTTTCATAATAACAGTTTATCAAAAAAATGTTTTCATAAATATTTCAGAGTGACAATAGAAGGCCCTGAAAATAATTATGCGGTTGTAGATTTTAGAACTGCATACGACATGCAAGTTCCTTATAGTTTTTAATAAATAATAAAAAGGAGAGTAATCACAATGACAAGTTATGTTTTTCTCGGAGCTATAGAAGCAGTTGCAGCAGAAGGATATTTATCCGAAAAAGAAATCAAAAAATTAACCAAGATTAAAAAGAGGAGGTCAAAGGATGACAAAAAAGAGAACAGAGACAGAAATTGATATAAGCGAAGCTGCACGCGTAATGGGACGTAAGGGAGGCAAGGCAAGCGGCAAAGTCCGGACTGACGCGAAAAGCAAAGCGTCACGGGAGAACGGCAAAAAAGGCGGACGGCCCCGGAAGAAACAGGAGAATTAAAATGATCTACATAGTCAGCTTTATTCTTTTGGTTTACTGCGTAATTTCTTACCATCAGGGATATGATAAAGGATTTAAGGACGGTCAGAACCATGAGTAACACATTTAAAAAATGGCAGAATCGTGAAATCAGCGATATCGAATGCATCAGAGAACTCGAACATCAGAATAAGGAGTTGAAGGAAATCGGGTTGATGTTAAAGGACAGAATCATCTCTGTTTTGAATAATAAACCAGTAAACGATTTGGACGAAATTATTGCAAGGCTTGAAAAATATGAAAAGATTTAAACTATACCGAGGCTCAATGCGTGAAGATGATAATGGGCCATATGTATTGCATGATGATGTAATAAATCTGTTTAATCCAGGCAATGTGGCGAAGCCGGACGCTTGTTCTCAGTTATATGATGTGCGAGCACTTGGAGAAGCTATTTGTGATATGGAAAAATATATATCAGATGAATCGTCAATGCTTGGCGAAAAGTATAAAAAGATTGTAGAAAAATACAATAAAGTTAGCGAGCATTTCATATAACGTCATAGTTACACGACGTTGCGACAGCAATGTGCCGAAGGCCAAGCGCAGCGCAGCGTGTAACTTCAGTTATATACAGTGACGAGCGAGGATAAAAAATGTTTAAATTATTAAAACGTGAATACAATGACAAAGGGCAATTGGTACATGTCCACAAAGAGGGTTCAATGGAACATGTATTATATTGGGATTCCAACGGATGTCATTGTAGCGAAAAAGACTGTGAAATAAATTGCAACAATAAGTTAGCGAGTCATTGTATATAACGAGTATGGCTTAACCGCAGTGCGCCAGCATTGAGTGAAACGCCGGTTAAGCCCTGTTATATGCAGTGCCCGATAAATAGGAGGATGTAATGGCGTGGTATAGGTCTTTAACGATTGAGCAAAAGATAAATTTAAAGGATTGTGCCAAGTTAATTGTAGGTATGACATGGGAAGATATGGGAAAACTATTTTCGTTTTCTGATAGAATAAATATTTTACACAACAAATTACAATTAGAAGGTTTTGACGTACAATAAAACGGGCATTGCATATAACGAGATTGCTTACCCGACGCGGCGGCTTTATGCCGTGTGCCGTAGGCCGGAAGCGGGTAAGCTCAGTTATAAGATGTAACCGCCAAAATAATAGGAAAGGTTTATGAAAGAAACAATAATAAAATGTGATAT